AACATTAGATGTGCTGTTAGCTTGATCCAATGATTTTAATACCGAGTTAATTAAATCAGACATTTAATTTCCTTATTCGTGGTGGCTAGTTACACCAGTATCACCATGCATTTTCAAATCTTGTTTATCGATTTGTGATTTATATTTTTTGTGTTCTGGAGAATCTACGCCACCAAGATGTTTCTTGGCAAATTCGTGATGGAAACCAGTGTCACCACCAGTAGTTCCTTCTTCATGGTCTGCTGCCATGTGACTATGTTCATGAACATCTTTTGCAGCTTCTGCACCATGGTGTTGTTCAATTTGAGATTTAACATCATGCGCTTTTTTAGCATGAGCAGCCATTTGTTTGTCGGATAAGTCAAAATTGTGACCATGATTTGCGTTGATTGTGTGTTCAAAATGTTTAGCAGCTAGAACACCTAAAGATGGTTTCTTGTCAGTAGCTTCAGATACCATATCTGACTTAAACATATTTTGTGCAATAGAAGTACGCATAGTTTCTAAACGACCAGCAATTTTTTCAGCGATGGCAGCATTGAAAGAACTTTCAGTACCAATAGTATCGCCAGTAGCAATTGCATCAATTAAATCTTTTACATTACTCATTTATAAATCCCCTTATTTGCTAGGTATTTGTTGTGGTTGCTCATTAGGATCTGGTATAGCGTTCTTAACAACATAATTCTGTTGAGCAGTTTGTTGTGCGCCAGCCACAGTTCCATCTAATTCAGCATGCTGCATCTTAGCATCATTGTCTTCTTCCATCTCGCCTTCCATTTGTTCAATGTCTGCATCAGTTTGCATAAGAACATTTTTACGAACCCACTGTGACGAGTAGTACTTACCAATGTATGGATCAAGCTGTTGTAGAATAGTAATACGATTCGTCAACAACTCAGCATCTTTTAATTCATTAAAGTGATTGTCTTCTTGAAAATCATAAGTGATGTAGTGAGTCATATCTTCCCACTCATCAGCACTAATGATTCCTTTTGCTACTAACTGTACACGTAAGGTATCAGAAAATAACAAAGAAAATCTTTTACGTAAACGAGAAATAAATTTACTAAACTTAATCTCATCACGAGTAATTTCTTGTGAGCGTCCAAGGCTAAACCCCTGAGACTGCATCATACGAGACATAGGCACGTTCAATGCCTGATATAATTTTTTCTGGAAGTATTCGATGTCTTGAATGTCGCCAAGGTTTTGGCCACCAGGAAGAGTAGTAATTTCTGTACCCTTACCACCTTCACGACGAGGCATCCAGAAATCTTCCATCATTGAAAGATGTTTACGATCATCACGTACTTCACCAGTAGTTGCATCGTAAACAACTTTATTTCTAAACTTGTTCATGATATCATTAACGTATTGTTCAGCCTTTAGCTTAGGCAGATTACCAACGTCAACATAAAACACTCTACGTTCTGGAGCACGAGAGATACGATAAATCACTACCGCATCTTCAATCATCTTTAATTGGTTTACTGGTTTGATTGCTTTATGTAATGGGGATAATGTCATCCCAGTATTTGCATCTTGTAAACCAGAAGGTGCAAAAACAATCGAGTCTAGTGAAAGTTTAACACCTTGTGTTGATTGCTCAGTAATCCCTTTATCATTGTACAGAAAGTATTCATCAACTTTCTTTACAAGTTCAACACCACCAGGACTACGTTCTTTGGTTACGTTTTTAATACGACGGATCTTTCTCGGATCCACATAACGCATCTCAACGATACCTTGTTTAATATTATTTTCATCAATGAGAATATGATAGTATAAACGACCATCTATATACCAGGAACGAAATATATCATGTCCCTTAATATTAAATTTGAACAGGCGCAAGACCTGATCAAATTCATCTCGAATTTTTCTCTTGATACCGTCAGAAACTTTCAGCTTATCAAGATTCACCTTAACAGTTTGTTCATGCTCATCAGAGATAATGGCTTCATTGACAATGTCTTCAATTGCAGCGTCGCAATCAGCATATTGTGCTGCCTCGCGATATCTGCGAATTAAATCATTCTCATTCTTAACGACACCTTCGACGTCCATAACCATGCCATAATAGGCACTGGCTGAAGCGACTACAGTAGAACCATCGTCAGATGGGGGAGTTATTACACTCCCCACATCTAATTTTTCATTCTTTCGTTTTATTTCAAAGCCAAAAATCTGCATAATTAAATTTCAGCCAAAATTAAGTTTGGGCTGGGAACGAACCAATAGGTGTATTAATAGAAACATTAACTCCGAAACTATTTCCTTCAGTAGAGTTACTAGTGAAGTAGTTGTAAGTAAATTCAATGTCAAAAGTTTCAATTTGGTTTTGTTGCTCATAGTCAAGAGCAATTGCGCCAATGTTTGTTGGGTACGCATCAGTGAATTTGTAAATCTTTACAGATGCACCATTACGATCCAATTGATGAACATTCAAATCTACCTGATAGTCACGTGGGTTAGTACGACCAGTAGTTGTACCATAGTTCTGAATACCAGCTTGCCACTGCTCAACAGCATTTCTGATGTTGAAAGAAGTGTCAGTATAAACTGTAATGTTCCATGGTTGGAAAGTACGTTCACCAGCAAAGTGTACTGGACGACCACGGTAAAGGACGTTAATGTCCTCTACAGTAGAAGCAGGTAACTGAGCAGCTTTGCACAAGAACTGTGCTTGCTGACCAGCTACGATACCGCCAGTAACATATGATGGGAATGATAGTTCAACACGGAATTGGTTGGGACGTGCACCGCCACCAAGCATTACCGCTTTAAAGTCAGCAATATTTGCCATTTGTTATCTCCTTTATCCTTTATTTATCTCTATTATTGACCACCGCCAATTTCAGTGAACGATACAGAAGATCGAGCAGCGACGAAATTGAGAGTAATAAAGTTGATAGAACGATTTGGCTTAATGAAGATATCAGCAACAAAGTTGTTACTATCGATAACCTCACCAGTGTTATTTGTATTATCGCACTTAACAACGAAGTCAGTAATACCACGACGACCTTGTACATCACGTAAGAATGGTTCAACCAAATTCTTAAATTGTGCACGAGTAAAGCTGTCGTTGAATTCGAACAACTGGAATTTAGCAGCAGTTGCGATAGATTTCTCAAGAACGATAAACAAACGACGCACGTTAATACGATCAAACGCACTTGGCTTAGCCAATAGAGTCTTATCGCCGAACATCACAGTACCTTGTCCTGGGAATGTAACAACTGGGTTAACGCCAGCTTTGTAAAGATTGTCACGATCAGTCTTAGATGGATTTACTGCCAACTTAACTACGTTCTTAATCTGACCACGATTCAAACCACCTGGAGAGAACCATGGGTCTTGTTGATAGTCAGTACGAGCGCATAGACCAGCAATATCGCCGTTCAATGGAACCCAACGGTATCTGTCATTGTAACGATCATATTGATATTTGTAACCAGAATCCATAACAGCGTATGAAGAACTTGGTAGTGCATTACGGTAAGCAATGATTGCATTAGTAGCATCGCTACCAGAAGCAACAATATAATCACCAGTGCTTGTGTTCTGTGGAGAAACAAACACAACGCAATCAGCACGTGATTCAGCAATAGCAATTACGCTAGAAGCAACTGTTGCAGACGCTTTACCAACTGGCAATAGACGAACATCATACTGACTATCGTCAGAGAAGATTGCCCAAGCAGTCATTAGCTGACCATCAGTTGGAGTGTTATCATCAACACCACCAGTTAGTACAGATGCGTATGCAGTACCTAAAGAAATATACGCAGTGCCCAGAGCAGCGTTACCCCAGTTAGTACCAACAGTTGGATGATCCATCCACCATACATACTTAGAACGATTGTTTATTACATCACGGTAATAGTTGTTTGTTCCATCATCTTTCTTAACATCAGAACCTTTAGAAACAAAAGCATACTTTTCTAGTACAGAACCGATAGTACCAGTCCACTGTCCAAGCGTATCAATAATGATTATGTGCATTTCATCATTTGATCCACCAGCATTAGTTGCGTAGTTGGATGTGCCTGGGATTGCATCAAATTCAGTCTTGTAAGTCCAAGTAGGATAAGTTGCAGCATCAGCCATGTGAACAGCAATAGAGTTACCTAGAGTGCCTGGATACTTAGCAGCAAATTCACCAACAACACCAGCACCATTAATGTAGGTTGTAGTGTATGCAGCTTCATTGTTAATCTTAATACCACCAATAGCAATTACTGGTGTAAGAGTAGCAGTGCCGCTAACTGTAGCAGTTGGAGCAGCAGTATAACCAGTACCAGCACTAGTAACAGTTACGCTAATAGATGAAGTTCCAACAGTAACTGCACCAGCAGAAGCACCAGAACCACCACCGCCAGAAAATGCAGCAGTAACAGTACCTTTGTAACCAGAACCACCAGTTAGAACTGTAACCGCAGTGATTGATCCAGAAACAACTGTTACGCTAAATGTAGCACCAGAACCACCACCAGAAGAAGTGATAACTACAGTTGGAGTACCAGAGTAGCCAGTACCACCACCAGAAACTGCAACAGCAGTAATTGCGCCACCAGAAAGAACTGCAGTTAGAACTGCTTGAGTTCCACCAGTAATTTGTGGAGCACCAACAGTAATAGTAGGAGCAGCAGCAGTTGAAGAATAACCAGAGTTAGTACCAGCCACAGTTACTGTAGTGATACCACCAGTTTTAGTTGAAACAGCATTTCTGTGATCAATCGTATCAGCACGAACGACTAAAAGATCGTTTGCATAAGATAGGAAGTTTGCTGCAGTGAAAAACGAAGTTGCATTGTCGTCATTTGGTTTACCAAATCTTGAAACTAGATTGTTTTCAGAATTGATAGTTACTGGATCTAGAACTGGACCCCACACAAAAGCACCTGCAAAGCCACCAGTTGAGGTAGCTACTGCTGGAACGATAGAGGTAAAGTCTTTTTCTACGACTGCAACGCCAGGACTTAGTTGAAAAGGCATTGTAATTCTCCTTATTACATTAACATGTTATTTTTTTTGACAATCATGGGCATGGTCATCACTAATTTATTTATGAAAACCCACATTTCTAATTTTAAAAGTTCAGGGGTGCTTTTTCTTCATGGTTCCCATCGTCATAAACCCCAAATGGCGTAAGTTCATCCTCGATCGCTTGCATCTGTTTCTTATACATTATTTCTCTCAAGTTAATATTATTTAGGTCTTTAAAATAAGGGTTGGTAGTAAGCCAACTAAACAGAACCAAACTCATCACTAAGTCATCATGATAACCATCATCCGCCATATATGTACCTTTGGTTTCGATGAAGGTTGAAATCTCCGATATCGTATCTGCGTCTTGTATAATTAGTTTATTTTCTTCTACTAGAGACTTAAAGTTATGGCAACCGATTCGTTTAACTTTCTTATCGGTATTGACTCCGAGTTGGGTTTTACCCCCACCGAAACCTCCAGAAACAACTTGAGACCCTGTAGTTCTATTTACGAAAAGTATGTTTTCATATTCTAGTTCTTGGTAAAGAATATGAGGCACCTGCTCAGAAGAATTTATCTCTACCAGAACATATGCGTAATTATATTGTTTACCTACCTCATAAATGAAGTTTGGATACAGAAGTGGGCTAATTATATTACTTCTATATTTCCCGATCAGTTTATACGGGACTTCAGTTATATCCATAATAGTAAAGGCAGAGTAGTCACCACCAACACCTTTGGCAGTATCGGCTACGATAACATACGTATGACCTCTTTGTGGTTTTTCGTAGATATCTAAACCATCTTTACTATAAACTGTTTGAGCCAAAGACATCTTGGCGATAGTATCAGCATTGATCAGAGTTAAACTAGAACCAAGGAATTTACATAGTACCTCTTGATTATACTTTAGATCACCTAGCTGACGACGTTGTGCTTCTGCCCATGCCTCATCTCGTCCAGGAATTTCCCAATAAGGGATAAACAATGGAACGAAATCATTTCTCTTATTCTCAGCATCATTCCAGAATTTCCAGAAGTGATTATAACCAAGAGGTGTAGAACTTAATAGAATCTTTGTAGTCTCACCAGCTGAAATAGTTGGGTAGACTGACGTAAAGAATTGCTCAGCAACTGTGTTTGGAATAATGGCAGTCTCATCAACATAAAGCAAGTTAACAGATT